CATTTTTCAACCTGAACCCAAATCCAGTTTCTATGATTATCTCCTGGACCAGTTGGTCTAATGTCAGACTTATAATTTTTAAATCCAATTTTGTTAACTAAATCATCAATTAACTCATCTTCATTAGTAACGCTAACATCTGAATGACCATTTGTACTTGCAGCATCATAAATATTATCATAATATCCAGCCGTTGGAATACCTTCTTTTCCACCAAATCCCATCTGGAAGCAAAGCTTTCCACCATCTTTAAGAACACGGTAAGCTTCTTTAATAATGTTAAATCTAACATCGTGAACACAGATATGCTGGAAACAAATTACTGCAAACATTACATCATAAACATCATCTTCAATCATTGAGAGGTTGTCTCCAGATGTGACATACAGGTTTGGAACTTCTATATTATTATGTTGTAAATTAACTCTAGCCTTTTCTAGATTAACATCTGAAATATCTACTCCATCAATTCTTTCAAACTTACTATTAAATTTTACAAGGTTTCTTCCTGGACCACATCCATAGTCTAGTGCTACTAAACCAGAGGTATCAAAATCTTTAAAAAGAAATTCATCATAGTCTTTCCAGTTATTGTGAGCATCATATGATCCAACTACTGGATCTCTAAAATCTAAAGACCACTTAGAAGCATATTCATCATAGTAATCGTTTTGCATTTTTAAATAGTCTTTCTTACCTTTTGCCATCATATCTCCTTGTTATTTTCTAAAAAGTAATTTAAGTCTTCAGGGGTTCCAATTCCCCACATCTTATCAATAGTTTTCAATCTTACCTTTTTTCCATCTTCAATTGCTTCATTAAAAACAGGGCAAACATAAAATTCATTATTAGTTCTAATGTTTTTATCAATCATTTGATTTGCATACTTAACATAGTCTGAACCGTGTTTCCAGTAATAAATTCCAACAGTTGCATTATCAGAAATTGGATTCTTCTCTGCTACCTCTGAAACAAAACCATCTTCACCAACTTTTGCAAAAGACCACTTTGGATGAGTTGCTTTAAATGAAAGTATTCCACCGTCTATATTACTAGCACCAAACTCATACAGTGCTTCGTTAGAGTCCCATTCCACATACTGATCAGAGTTAGCCATTAGGAGCGGCTTGTCGCTATTGATAAGCTCTTGAGCAAGTAAAGTTGTACAAGCAGCACCCTCAGTCATTCCATCAACAATAACTATGTCGCAGTCTGGAGCAATAAGATTAAGAAGCTGCTTAAGATTATATTTTTCATAATGATCTTTTTGAACTAAGAAGATGTAGTGTGCATCAATATTAAGATTTTCAACAACTACTTGGATCATTGGCTTACCATTAACTTCAATCAATGGTTTTGGAAATGTATAACCTGCCTGTGCAAATCTTGAACCTGCACCAGCCATAGGTATAAGAATATTCATCTCTTTATTTTTCCAAGGCACTTGTCCAGTTCTCTCTTTCTTTTCAAATCTTTCTATAAACTCTATGAATATTGTATCATTAAGATCATAAGAATCTTTAATCGGGTATAGGTTTGCACCAGAATTTAAAGCACCCTGCCTTCCAATGTGAGAGTCTTCTATAATGATTGTGTCTTTTGGAAAAGCATCTAATGAAACCATGCATTTCCAGTACATTTCTGGGTGTGGTTTTGGATGCCACACGTCTTCATTGCTAACAATGTAATCTACTAGATGAAGTACTTCTATCCCATGTAGAGACTTTATAATAGTTTCTCTAATACTATTAGATGCTACGGCAATTTTCCAACCTTCAGATTTTAGGTAGAACATGATGTTTATAGCATTGGTATTTGCTGGAATATTTTCAAGCATTAAAAAAGTTTCCTCCTGTTTATCCTTCCATATATTGTCGTGGGAACTTTGTGGAAGATCCTTTTCTTGAGTGAGCATAGAAAGTTTTTTCTTAGTATTTAAACCATCATACTTTGATAGATGCTCTTGGTATGATATTTTATATTTTGGATCAACTTTTTCTAATGCATTGTTAAGAGCTTTATAGTGTAAATCTTTTGAATCAATTAATACACCGTCTAAATCAAATATAACTAACTTATTACTCATTTTTGTGGACCTGCATGTCTATGCCACTTGTTATGTCTAACAATACTTTTTCCATTGCACTTTATAACATATTTATCTCTTACCCTGTAAGACCATTCAACATCTTCTTCTTCATTCCATCCACGACTTTCATCAAGTGGTTCTTCAATCATCACATGACGCTTAACCATAAAGAATCCACCAGAGATGTACATATACTGTGTCTGAGACCAATCATTATAGTTTAAAGACCAGGCTCTTCCGTGACCTGGCTTATCCCAAAGAGACCAGTCCATAGGATTTCTTGATCCAGTAATTAAATATTGCGGGCAAGAACAAATTTCCCAATCGGTTCCAAATTCAACAAAGTTTTTATACCAGTCCTTATCAAATATATGATAGTCATGCATTAAAACTATATTGTCATACTTGGCTTTTTTTACAAGCGTGTTCTTTTTTCTTGTAATCCATCTTTCTTTAACTGATTCATCAAAGTCAATCTTTCTAATATCCTCACCATCAATACCAGAACTATCTCCACCGCCAACAAATAGTATTTCATATTCTGGGATATTAAGATTACGAATACTCTCTATGATCTCTTGAAGTCTTTGCTTATCTTCATAGACAGTTATAATTCCAAATGTCCATTGAATGTCATTCATTTACAAAGCCTGTCGCTATGACAGTTACTAAAATACCATCCTCAAGATCTTCATCTAAGACTGTTCCAAATATGATGTCAGCGTCTTCATGAGCTTTATCGGAAACAAGTGATGCAATCTTATTAACTTCTTGCATTTTAATTTGTCCAGACGATGCAATTGAGATTAAAACTCCAGTTGCACCATTAAGATTTACGTCTAAAATTGGACTGGTTATTGCTTTATTACCTGCAACTTCTGCACGGTCTTCACCATCTGCATAGCCAATTCCCATAAAGGCTGCTCCAGCATTTTTCATTACTCTTTTTATATCTGCAAAGTCAATATTAATTTGACCAGGAGTTGTAATTAAATCCGATATACCTGCTACAGCTTTTAATAAAACATTATCAGCCTCTTTAAAAGCATCTTCCATTGAGATATCTGGATCAAGCATAGAAATAAGATTTTCATTTGGAATTACTATAAGGGTATCAACTTCCTTACTAAAATTATTAATTCCCTCTAAGGCATTATTCATACGCTTCTTGCCCTCAAACCCAAATGGGGTAGTTACAACCCCTACAGTTAACGCTCCAGCCTTCTTAGCACAGTTAGCAACAATTGGTGCAGAACCAGTTCCAGTTCCTCCACCCATTCCAGCAGTAACAAAAACAACGTCTGCTCCTGTAACTACTTCGCCAATCTCATTTACGCTGTCTTTTGCAGAAAGTCTTCCAATATTTGGATCTGCTCCTGCACCAAGACCACGAGTTCTATCTTTTCCAATATCAACTTTTATATCTGCTAAACTTGGTAGCAATGCTTGAGCATCAGTATTTATAGCAATAAACTCTACCCCAGAAAGACCTGCTTGAATCATGCTATTTACAGCATTAACTCCGCCACCACCGCATCCAACTACCTTTATGTCTATTAGAGAATTCATTGTTCAATTATACCTTAAAGACTATCCTATATCCTTTTTTAGCTCTGCCCACATAGTTCTTGTATCTTCTATTTTCATTATGGCATCAAGAACTGTCATTTCCATAAGTTCATCTACATCCATACCAATTTTTTCTGCAAACCTAATCATCTTTGTTAAAAACATCAACTGAAGCTATCCATTCCAATATAAAGAGATTCTGCAAAAGAAGCATTTTCTACTGCAAGATCAACAATGTGAGACTTTTTACTCTTATCTCCAAGCTGCCTGGTAAGCAAGTATGATGCTAATGCATGGGAATACTTTAATACAAACTCATCTACAGTATACATTTTACTTTCATAAATAATTGTTCTATCATCTTTTACTTCTTTTTTATTTTTCATTTAACATTGTCCTAACTATTTCAAGAGCCATACCAATGCCATCAACTCTTAATCCTAATTTTACTCGCTCATCTCTAACATATTCTATCCTATTTTGGACAGAAAGTAAAGTGTTTCTTTTAACAAAACCATTAATAGCTTGAAGCTCTCTTACTTGATCTTTATAATAATAAATTTCATCAGACATTATATTATTTCATCTGTTAAGTGCTCAAACTGAGGCAGTGGTTCAAGGTTGTCAAAAAATGCCATTTGGTTATATGGTGTAGAAAGGTCTAAGTCTTTTTCATAATCATCCCATACTGCTGTATACATATCTGCATAGTCATAAAGTGGCTTTTCAACTGTATGCAAAATTGCTAATAGTTTTGTTGCAAGCCATCGGACTATTGGTCCAGCATCTTTTTCATGGTATAGTTCAAATTTCATATCGCCCTCATTCTTATTTTACCATCTGATCTATTTGACTTTATTTTTTGATTCAAATACTCATCTTCATACTTTAAATAAAAATGAACAAATAATTTTTCATAATCTTTGTCATCAAGAGTTCCATGCTCTTCTTGATATTCTTTTAACATTTCTTTAATTTTTGCAACTAATAACATTAAAACTCCAATGGTAACACTATGACTGGTGTAAGTTCACCCATCCATGCACCAAGGCAATTATAAGATATGTATTCAACTGCTTCTTCATATTCCATACTATCTCTGTCCATCAAAACATCTACCATCTTTTCCCAGGAGTATGTAGCAAGTGTTGGTTGACCACACCTTAGAGACAATCCTATAAAGGCTTCTTCAAAACCATCCATAACCATAATCTCTTCTTCTATTTGAGATAAGGCTTCTTCTAGCTCTTCTTTATTCATTACCAGCCACCAAGACATTCTTTTGAATGAGTATGAATCCAAAAGTTGCCTTCCATATGTTTTTTAGTAGGAGCATATAGCTCTGCACCACAAGCCCCACATTCAAAAGACCATTCTTCTGAAAAGAAGTCATATTGAAATCCTTTATTTTTATTAATCATCTTCTTTATTCCTATTCATTATACTTTCAGGGATATAAATAATATAAGAAATCTCATCTACCATAATTAAAAGTGTTGCACCACTAATTAATAAAAGTTCTAAAAACTTTTGATTTTCTGAAATAGAATTTTTAAAATCTTTAATTATTTTAATACATTCTTTTTCAGTCATAATGCTTGAGTCAAAAAACAAATCATCTTTTGCTTTTTTTGATATTCTTACAAATCCTTTTTTATTTTTATCTTCCACTAGTTCTCCTTATGACAAATACATGCACATTTATATAGTTTATTTGTTTGTTCACTCTTAAATTCTTTTTTACAATCTTTATGGATTATTTCATGATCCCAGCCACTACACCAGCTAAATTTTACATTTTCAACTATTCCGTATTTTGGTTGAGGTTCTGATACTCTTTTTAATTTAGCCACCTGTACTATAAAATCCTTTACCTTTAAATTGAATTCCACCTACATTAAATATTCTTTTAATACTTCCCCCACAATCAGGACACGATTCTGGATCAGGGTCATTCATTCCTTTAACTAATTCTTTACTGTCTTCACACATATCACATGAATAAATATAAATTGGCATATATATACCTTATCAAAATTTTAATAGTTTGTCAAATTAGAAGAGCCCCCTTTCGGGGGCACTCCTGTTAAGCCCAAGGGTCAGGCTCTTCTGCTCCAACTGAAACTGTTGAGTTTGAAACATTACTGGTTTTATTAAATGTTCCAGACTTAATTGATAAAGATGGACCAACATCTGTTGCATCAATTTCAAAGGCATTGCCTCTAGTTCCGTCTTTTCTGTCAAATTCACGGTACTTTAACTTACCATGAACGATTACCTTATTTCCTTTTGAAAGATTAGATGAGACATTTTCTGCCAGAGTTCTCCAACATACAACATCATAAAATGCCGTGTCTCCATCTTTCCAAGTTCCATCTGTATCC